TAAAATACTCCTTTGTATATTGGGCGGCTTACCCACCGCCCTTTTTTGGTGCATAAATGAACGGACGAAATATTATCACAACCACATATAAAGAGGTCACAAGGGATAATGTAATCGAGATTATACAGAAAGCGATGCCTTTTTTCACTCAAAATGCGAAAGATTGCGATTTTCTGTTAAATTATCGTGCCGGGGTGCAACCTTTACAGCGAACGGAAGATAAGTTAGTTATGCCGTGGATAGACCAGCAATCCGTTGACAATGTAGCAAAGGAAATCTGTGATTTTTGGGAAGGCTACGGTTTCGGAGTACCTATTTCCTACATTCAGCGCGGAGATAACGGTTTAGACAAGGCAGAAGGCATAAAAGAGTTGAATAATTGCTTTTATGCGGCTGGATCGTCACTTTCCCAGCAGAAAATGGCGCATTATGTCGTTACTTGCGGTCACGCTTTCGTTTTAGACGAGTTAAATCGTGAGTGGGAAGAAGGCGATTCCTACTTTACAAGGAATGTTTTAGACCCGCGATGCGCTTTTGTCGTTCATTCATCCGCTTATGAGGACAGACGAGTTGTTTTAGGCGTTTCTTTGAGGAAAACCGAGGATAATATTGTCTTTACGGCTTACTCAAAGGACGAAATATACTTTATTTATGCTGAACAGATACCCACGACAAAGAGAGTTTACTCCGAGAAGTACGATGAATGGGTAAACGGCTATTCGTGGATTCATTTAGAGCAGAGCGGCGATATAAACCCTATGAGAAGGGTATGTATCACGGAAATTTATTGGACACCTGACCGAACAAGTGTGTTTGAGAATCAGATAAGTGCTTTGGATAACATCAATTTACTTGTATCTGACATTTCAAACGGCTTCGAGCAGAATATACAATCCCTGTGGTGGGCGAACAATGTAGATTTTCAGAAGAAAATCGTCAAGGACGAAGAAGGCAACGAGCATGAGGTTGTCGTGAAACCGAAAAATGGCGATTGGCTTCTGACGAGTTCCCTTCGTGACGGTGGAAATCCGAGTATTGAGCCGTTAGTGATTGATTATCATTTAGAGGATATGCAGAAATCCTACACGGAGCAAAGACAGTTAGCCTTACAGAGAGGTCATGTACCGCAGAGAAACGAAACATCCGGCGGTTCGTCAGGTGTGGCTATGGATAGTGCAAGCGGCTGGGCGGATGCCGAGTTGGTTGCCGCTTCGAGAAACGAAGTCCTCAAAGGTTGTCTTTTAGAGGAATTAAAGGTTATTCTTGCGGTTATCCGTGAATCCACCGATACAAATATTAGCGATCCGATTTTAAATGTGAAATTCAGCGATGTAGAGATTAACCTTGCGAAACCGAAGAATAGCGATGTAGCGACAAGGGCAAACTCCATAGCTACTTTGTTAGCAAAGGGATTTGATTTAGAGGATGTTTTAGGCGCAGTCGCATTGTTCCCGGATAACTCGCAGACAATCGCACGAAGCCGAAAAGGTGTAGAGAAATACCAGAAAGCAACCGTTTGGGGAAGCGATACAGACGAAGGCAGAAACCAACAGGATATGTCGGACAATGCTGGTAACAGTCCGTACTTGAACGCATGATAAGACGAAATGACGAACTAAACAACCTATCCACCTACAATGGAGAAATAGATTACCGCAAATTCTTTGAGGAAATGGAACTTTCCGATGAGAGAACAGAGAAAAGAGAAGAAGTAGCCGATAAACTGTATTGGTTATTTACTTCTCTTTTCGTTTTGGCGGAAGTCGCGGAAAATGAGTTGGTTTGTCGCTGGTATTTGTACGAAAACTTAACGAATATTGTTCAGGAATACGGCGTTTATGATGCCTATTCCGTTCAATACATAGATAAATTCACGGATGCGTATATTGAGGTCACATTCCGGCACGATGAGGAATATTATCTGTCGGATGACAGAGCCTTGTTAGGCGCGTTGAATGAAGCAAACGCGATATGTGAATACGAAGAATTACAGGAAGCAATCGAGGACGGTTGTACCTTTAAAATTTGGAGAACAGAAAAAGACGATAAAGTGCGTAAAACACACCGGGTTTTGGAAGGAAAGAAACTACCGATTGAAGAATTTTTCGAGGTCGGTAACGAAAGATTGTTATACCCGCGTGATGAAGTGAATTGTGGCGATTTACGAGAAATAAGTTCGTGTCGCTGCCATTTGGACTACGAATAATAACGCTGCGTTTTCGTGTCATTTTTCCACCTCTTTCCATGATGTCACGGGCAGAAATGCCCGTGAGATAAATCAGCATCCTTCGGGGTGCTTTTTTATATAGATGCAATAAAGCAGAGAAGCTTATATCACAAGTCAAGTGCGGAGATGCACTTAAAAAAGCGCAGAAAGGACAATTTAATATGGCAGACGAAATTAAAACCGAAGCAACTGTAACCGAGGAAACTGTCGAGGAAACCGTGTCAAAGGCTGACTATGACGAACTGAACGCGAAGTTAGCACAGTACAAAAAGTCAATCGACAAACTCACGAAGGAAGCCGCAGAGAAGAAACGCGAAGAACGGGCGAAAATGAGTGAGGAAGAAAAGGCAAGGGCGGAAAAAGCGGAAGAATACGAACGCTTAAAAGCCGAAGCCGAACAGAACGCAATCGAGTTAAACCACTTGAAAGCAGTAACCGCTTATAAGGGCATTGAAGATGCCACCATTGAGAAGCTGATTGATGCGGTCAATGACAAAGACCACAATGCAATCGCTTTTTTAATTCAGGGCATTGTTGACAAGGCGGTTAAGGAGAAAGAAGCGGAATGGAAGAAATCAAGACCCGCGGCGGTAGTTGGCGAAGGTGGATTCCCTACCATGACAAAAGAGCAGATTTTGGCGATTAAGGACGATGAGAAGCGCATTGAAATGATCGCGAGAAACAAAGACCTATTCAAATAACAAAGAAAGGAAACAAACAACATGGCAGCAGAAGAAAATGTAATCAAAAAAGCTGACCTTGCGTATGCAAGAGAAATTGACTTTGTAAACCGTTTTGAGAACGATTTACGCAAATTTTATGAGGTATTAGGCGTAGTAAGACCTATCAGAAAACAGGCTGGTACTGTTTTAAAGGCTTATGTCGCAACCGGAACTCTTGAAAATGGAACAGTAGCAGAAGGCGATATTATCCCTCTTTCCAAGTTTGAGGTAGAAGCGGTTTCTTTCCAGGAAATTACCCCGCAGAAATATCGTAAATCCATTACTATCGAAGGTATTTTAGGTAGTGGATATGCAGAATCCGTGGCGAAAACCGATGCAAAGGCTCTTTCCCTCGTTCAGAGTGGAATTAAGAACGCATTTTATAACTTCCTCGCAACAGGAACGGGAAGCGCATCCGGCACAGGCTTACAGGCTACTCTTGCGAATGTTCGCGCACAGTTGGAAATCAAGTTTGAAGATACCAGCATTGACCCGGTTTACTTTGTAAATCCCCTCGATGTAGCTACCTATTTAGGAAGCGCAACCATTTCCTTACAGAGAGCATTTGGTATGAACTATGTAGAGGACTTCCTCGGATTGGGTACTCTTATTGAGTGTTCTTCCGTACCCCAGGGCAAGGTTTACGCAACCGCTAAAGAAAACATCAACCTTTACTACATTGATGTAAACGAAGAAAACGGAGTCGGCGAAGTATTTGACTTTACCACCGATGAAACGGGTCTGATTGGTATTCATCACTCCGCAAACTATGAGAGAGATACCGCAGTAACCGAACTTCTTTGTGGTGTTACCCTGTTCGCTGAAAGACTTGACGGCGTTATCGTAGGTACTATCGGAAATTTTTAACAAGTGTTACCGTTGCAGCCGAAAACGGTAGCACAGAGTTTTGGGGTCATACCGCAAGTGAATTACAGAGTGGCGTGTCCGTAGCAAACGGCAAGATTACAGGTACTCTTAAATACTTTGAAGGCTGGGGAAGCGGCACTCTTGCTGATCCCGGAAACTTCCTTGCACTTAAATTTAGTGCTGATAATTGGTCTAACTACACTTCCGTTAAGGTTGGTGTTGAGCCTTCCTACGGCACAGGACTTGTTGAACTTATCAACGACCCTGACAAGAACGGTGTATTTAGAATTACCGATAAGGATGCACAGTTACTCAAGGTTATTTGCAAGAACGCAACGACCGAAACTGTTAAAACTTATACTCTTAACGGTTTGGTTGTGGAAAGTGACGAGGCTTAAATATGGAGTATATCGTTATTAAGGCATTTACCGATAAGGACGATAAAAACCATTATGAGGTGGGGGAGAGATACCCCCACCGTGGCTTTGCAAAGAAAGAGAGAGTAGAGGAACTTTCAACGGACAAAAACCGTAGAGGTATTCCTTTAATTGCTCCGAAAGAAGCCGAAAAGGAAGAAAAGGTAGAGGTTGAAGCAGAAAAGGCTGAACCGAAAAAGAGATCGTCCAAAAAGAAATGAGGAAACTTATATGACAGTAGCAGAAATGAAAGCGGAGATAATACGCGAATTAACAATCGAATTAAAAGGCGAGAATGTGGATGCTGACATGCTATCTGTCAAAGTGGATTCAGCAATAAGGGATGTACGGACGGCGCGAAATTATCCGTCTGACTACACCGTGATAATGATAGAAGCCGATTTAGTGAAGTATTTTTCGCAGATTAAGTCTATCGCGTTGTTTGACTACAATCAGATAGGCGCGGAAGGACAGACACAATATTCCGCAGACGGAGAATCAATCCACTATGTAGACAGAAACAAACTGTTTAGCGGCGTTATACCGATTGCGAGGTGTTAGTTATGCGAACTTGTAGGCGAGTGAAACAATCTATGTTTTATTCTTTGCCGAAGAACGGAGAGCCGATTTACGCAACCGATTCCGCTGGAAACATCATTTATGATACGATGCCGGACGGAGAAACGGTAGCAAGGTTAGTAGGCGAAACGGCGGAGAAATACGCAGACCCCGTACCATTCAAAAATTCAATTACAGGAAATCTCACAGAGGACGAGATACAGGCTTTTGGAAACGAACCCCGGATGAAAGCGAAAATGACTTATCAAAAGGGCGAGTTTCCTTTTATTGTTGGTACGAAAATTTGGCTTCATAACGAGATTATATGTGAGCCGATGCCGCTTTATCCCAGCAACGATTTATTCCCGAACGATTATTTATTGCCGAACGGAAAACCGCTTACGGATAACGCAGAATACATAATTAAAGGTATTCAGGACACGGGAAGGCACTTTTACAAGGCTTTGTTAGTGTCTTTGGTAAACGACAATGAAAGCGAAAATCTTTAACTGTTCTCTAAAAAACATCCAAAAGACAATCAAGGAACTTGAAGCATACCGCGATAGTCTTGAAGAAAAAGGACGGATATTTCTCGAAAGATTGGCAGACGAAGGAATTGTAGCGGCTGAAAGTCATTTAGGGGAGTATGCCGGAATGGTCGTTTTCACGAAGGAAACAGAGGAAAACGGCTTATTATTGATTGCCGCCGACAGAGAAAAATTGCTGAAAGTTTGGTACACAGACAAGAAACTGACGAACGAACGAAGCTATGAGGTTTCCCCTCTATTATTGGCAGAATTTGGTTCTGGTTGGTTAGCAGAAAATCTCTACGATATAGGCGGAGTAGGACAAGGCACAATGCCGAACTCTTACGGACACGCGGCGGATAGAAACGGCTGGTATTGGTACACAGAGGACGGTGTAAAACACCACTCTATCGGAGAACCACCGACGCATCCTATGCACTATGCGATTTTGAAAATGTACGAAAGCATTGAAAGAATCGCGATTGAAGTTTATGGGGGTAAATAAATGTGGTATTCAGGCATTAAAGATAAG